CGTTATGTTCTCCTCTTTAACAACCGAACTAATTAAAGTCCGAGTACCCTTTACACTACTAACATCAACACACAACAACAATGATACGTCGGCCAACCAAAGCCCGTCCATGCCTGTTTCCCAGGGTCCAGAGTTGTTGCATGTAAATGGCTCGCGGGAAGCTTATCCGCGAATTGAGGCTTGTATAGAAGCCACCACTACGTCCAGTCAATAGGTTTGGTGGGGTGAGGATCCCCTGTTTGTAACATCTTATAAGCGCTCTATGTTGGCGTGGTCAGGGACAACCCCTTAACCATCACATCAGCAGTGACTTTTATCTGACCCAAGGTCTCTGAGGCGTTAATACTTTCAGTTACGACAACCACCAGTCCTTGAACACCACGATCATTGGCGTCCACATTTGTATAAACAGTGGTGGTATTGACATCAAACATCTTACGACGATAAGTCAATGGCACATTAAAGGTGTACGGTTCCCAAGCATTCCAGGATACTGCAGTGCGGTTACCCTTCACCATAGCGATCAACGCCAATGAAGCGTTGGCCGTAAGGTTCGTGATAACTTCCGGATTGTCAAAGTAAGCCGCCGTTATGCGACTACCAGCTCCGGCCTGACCAGGTCCAATAGTGGGCAACCATGAAATCACCAGTTTCGTGTACTTGTACTCTTGGTAGCTTCCAGTTAACGCAGACAGAGCACTTGCTGCAGAATAGGTCTGCTGCGGTGCAACGGTAATGGCCGTGTTCGAAGCATCAACCACTATCAATGACGACGCAACGTTCACGAGGGATGTCGTAGGTAACGCATAGACAGAACTACTAAAAGTAGTACCGTCAAACGAAACCTTCGGCCCACGTCTACGAGGCATCGCCCGTGATACGGGATTGACCCTTTTACCAGTCAACATAGGATTCTTTGTGTTCTTTTGATTAGATCTTGGTGCCATAATATAATATCGGGCTGTTTTCTTGTAATTCGCTGATAGCGTTAAAGTGAGTGTGGTTAATACCCAGCGGGCCCATGCTGAGTTCACTATACACTCGTTCCAACGTTTCTTGCGTAGAGAAGGGCATATGAAAAGCTCTTTCAAAGCTCTCCCTTGCCTCTGGCGTGACTGGTTTCGGGTCTCTTTGAACCAAATGTGACAAACGGAAAAATCCTGAGGATTGGAACAAAGTCCACTTGGACGCCCTACTTCTAGAGTGTCCAAACTTCCGCAGCCACTGGTAGAACTCTTGGTAGACTGGCAAACCAGCTGTCAAGCTGATGCCACCATCACCAATGGCTCTGAGCCACGACTCCACTTGCAATTGTCCTGTGGTGCAAACTAAATCTTTAGATAAGGCAACTAAGTTCCGCACCATACGCCATTCAACTCCGTCAAAAACTGGATGCATTTGACAAAACTCGATCTCTTCGAGAACATGAACTGTTGGTTCAATCTTCATCTTAAAACCGAGATCAGCAAACCACCCGGGCACTGCATCTCGAAAACGCTGCTCATTATCGCTGTCCATGATCACCACGATATCATCCCCATTGTCCAACACCTCATGCCTAATGCCGAGTGTGAAACAAAGAGAATAAGTCATGGCAACCATTAACAAACAGTTTCCGAGGGCCGTGTCCATATCACCACTCATCCGTCGCCCTTCTACCACGTATTTAACAAAACCATCCTTACATGAGGCAGTACCTTTGTTCACTAGCATCATTGACAACATAGAAATAAACTCGGGATCATCGCAAAACTTGGCATAAATTTTGTGTGACCACTTGAGCGCTTCTACACTAACATGTTGATCAAATCGAGATGCATCTAGTGACACTGCACAGGGGTTCTTAAATAAATCCCACTTACATTTTAATATATCCCCAGTTTGATAGACATTAAAGCCCTTAGCTACGCTAGGGTATTTATACAATCTGTTCAATCTTTTATAAATCAATTTTTCAAGGGGTTTAATAAAACGTCCAATAGCAGCATTGAAACGTGGGTGTCGTGGTTGAATGACTCGAGGAGCAGGATCGTCTTTGACTCCAAAGTTGATCTTCTCACACTTGACAAAAGTCGATACGCTGCAGTCACGCTTAGTCAACGGCATTAAAGCCAAACTGTCAACAGCTCGCCGATACCGTTTATACTGTCCACCAGTATACGATTCGGCGAACTCTTCCAGTGACCACGGCCTAAGTTGACAGGTTCGGAAGCTCCTTTCAAAACAGGATAACTTAGCAAAACCATTGTCCTTCGGCGGTTGCGGAGGTGTTCGTTTATTGTCAGTGTAGAATACCCGCTCATTGAGACCCCGTAAGAGGTTATTCAACGAGTTGTTATGGACCGAAAATCCATTCTGAGGCCGAGGGGCGTCCACAGTGAACGCCCATCTTTGCGGGTCTCGGGGTCGAGACGGCGGTCCAACCTTGATATTGGCGTGGAGGTTACCAGTGAAGTTAACCTTGGTTTCCACGCCCTCAAGGCGGACCAAACCCCTTAACGAAAACCCGGCAACACACCCATTGACGCCTTAACATCATAGGGTGGGTTGAAGTAAAACTGCGTCCCTACCTCTGACCAATAAGATATATCGGTCACATCGTACAAGAGCCCATCATCTCCGACAGTGGATTGGTCATCCCGCATGTTGAGAAGGTTGTCACGAATGGCACGCTGCACGGATTCCACCGAAGCTGGGTTACGTTCACGTAATCCAACTTTAGAAATAACCATAGCAACCGCCCTCGCACATCCCAACTCAAATTTATCACACGTTGACATCTCATCACTCATCCACTTTTCAACTAGGGGTATCACTTTACTCTCGCGATGGTCACGTACACGAACCATGTAGCGGGAGAGAAAGTCACGTCCCAAACCCATAAAGCGAATGAGCTTGACCAATAGCCAATCCAGACACACTAAACACTTGTACACCGCGTCACCACCCGCGGTAGATAGTTTCGTACTCATTTCCTGAACATCCCTAACAATACCATAAGCTGCAAGACATGTGGTAGCAAAGAAGAAAATAATGAGAAACGCC